AGATATGATTGCGGCAGGCCCAGCTCCTGTTATGCCTATAGCACCTACGACTGGTGAGGTTGCAACCATAGAAGATCAAATGGAATTTGCACCTCCTGGTGTACAAGAGCCAACAAGGTTTATGCCTTTTATGCAAAATTTAGATTTCTCTAGTTTGCCAAGGTACGAAGATATTAGACCAACATTGTTTGACATTGATGTGGAAGAAATATTAAAAGATATAGATTTAACAGATGTGGATATGCCGTCTATAGCACCAACAATGCCTCAAGTACCAGTTCAAGCACCTATGAACTTTACTGGATTACCTCAAATGCCAGCCATGCCTCAAGTGCCAATTGTGCCACAACCAATTCAGCCAATGAACTTTACTAGATTATCCGATTTACCAGTATCTAATTTTGCACAACCTAGCGTTGAGCAAATTATAGCTCCAATTAGAAAAGCAAAACCAATACAGCTACCACAACCAGGATTATTTAGTTTAGTATAAATGTCAGTTACACACGAAGAAGCAGTCAAAGCCGAACAGGCTCAACAAATTTTAAATTCAGATGTTTTTAAGGAAGCAGTAGAAAACCTTAAAAACGAATACATAACCCATTGGTTAAACTCTCGCAATATCGATGATGTTGCGGTTAGAGAAGACTTCCACAGATCTTTATTACTTCTTCCTGAAGTAGAAAGACATCTACGAATCATGGCTGAGAAGGGCAAACTCACAAAAGCCAACATTAATAAAATTCGTAACATAGCTTAAAACTTTCCCTTTTATACATTATTGGTTTAAAATATCCCTAAATACAATATAGGAGTATTTATGAGCAATAACGGAAAACCGACTGCTTTACAAACCGAAGGTGAATCAGCTACCGCAGCGTTTGAAAGTTTCTTAGCCCCTGAAGAGGACACGCAAGAAGAAGCAGTCATAGAGGAAGCTGAAGATGTCATTGAACCTGAGATCGATGAACTAGAAGAGCAAGACGAGGAAGATACCGAAGAGCTTGTTGATGAAGACGATCTCGAATTTGATGATGAAGAAGATGGTGAAGAAGAAACGGAAGTTGAAGAGTTAGAAGAGCAACCCGTCTATAGAGTCACAGTTGATGGCTCAGAGATAGAGGTCACGCAGGATGAACTCATTAATGGTTATTCACGCCAACAAGATTATACGCGGAAGACACAGGAACTTGCCAATCAAAGAAAAACGATTGAGCAACAAGCCCAAGAGCTTCAGCAAAGAGATGCGATTTACGCACAGTTGTTACCGAAGATGGAAGCCCAATTAAAGGGTGAATTGGTAAACGAACCAGATTGGGATAGTTTATACAATGATGATCCGATAGCATTTGTACGCGAAAAACAACTCTGGGATGAAAAGAAAGAAAAGCTTAAAGCTGCTGAAGCTGAACAGCAAAGACTCCAACAAGAGTCATATGCTCAACAGCAAGAACAAATTGCACAACAAGTGCAAGAAGGCCAGCAAAAGATTCTTGAAATCATACCAGAATGGAAAAATGCAGAAGTTGCTCAGAAAGAGAAACTAGCAATTCGCGACTATGGTATTAATGTCTTGGGGTATTTGCCTCAAGAGATGGATGCAATTTATGACTATCGTGCTTTACTTGGTTTACGAAACGCTTGGTTAAACTCTAAAACAGTTGAAGCCACGAAGAAGAAACCAACACAGAAAGCACCTGCAAGAGTAGCCCGACCTGGAACAACTACCAGAAAGAAATCGGTAGCTCCAGCGAAAAGAGCAAAACAGGTTTTAGCTAAATCTGGCAAAGTCCAAGATGCAGCTAAAGTTTTTGAACAATTTTTAAAATAATTTTATAGGTAAATATAATGGCTAAAGTAACAAACGCATTTGATACATATTCAGCGACTTCAGACAGAGAAGATTTAAGTAATATCATTTACAACATCTCTCCAATGCAAACTCCGTTTATGTCTTCAATTGGAAAAAGAAGTATTAAAAATGTTGTCTTTGATTGGCAAACAGAAGATCTAGCGAGTCCAGTCTCAACAGGTGAACTAGAAGGTTTTGAACTTTCAAGATCAGCTGCTGTTGCAACAACTCGTGTTAGCAATGTTGCTATGATCTCAAAAAGAGATGCAACTGTATCAGGCTCACAAGAGTCTTCAGACCCTGCTGGTAAGAGATCAGAAATGGCTCACCAACTAGCTATCATGTCTAAAGCTCTAAAGAGAGATATGGAAGAAGCTCTTTGTCAAAAGAATGGAAAAACTACTGGTAATGCGACAACTGCTCGTAAGACTGGTGCTTTTGAATCTTGGATGAAATCTAATGTAAGCAACGCAGCAGGATCAACTCCTACTGGCGGTGGAACAGCTCCAACAGACGGAACACAAAGAGCTCTAACAGAGCCTCTTTTGAAAGCTGTTTTACAGTCTTGCTTTGAAAATGGTGGTGAACCATCATTAGCAATCTGTGGGCCTGTCAACAAGCAGAAAATCTCTGGTTTCACAGGTAGATCTTCAGCAAGACAAATGATCGATGCAACTACTGTTGAAGCATCAGTATCTATCTACTCATCTGACTTTGGTGAACTCAAAATCGTTCCATCAAACAGATCAAGAGAAAGATCTTTACTGTTGGTTGACCCAGAAATGGCAAAAGTATCTTACTTGCGTGATTTCAAAACAGTTGACATTGCAACAATCGGTGATGCAGTCACTAAAATGATCGTGGTTGAGTATGGATTAGAAGTATCCAACGAAGCTGCTCATGGTGTGGTTGCCGACCTTACAACTACTTAGTTCTAGGTTAAGAACCTTAAAGGGATGTTTCGGCATCCCTTTTTTTTGTGTTAAAATTCTTGCATGGCTAAAAGAACTGTTATAGATCATAAGACTGGTTTTACCAACGAGTTTATTACTGAAGACGATAAAGAAATTTATCATACAACTCAGGATCTAAATCCTGTAATAGAGCATTGTAAATTTATTGCAGAAACTACTACACCAGGCAAAGATCTTCGCCATGTAGCAGAAGTACCATTGGTGGTATATCAAAGAGCTTGTCGTGAAGGCTGGGCTAATGATATGTCTCAATGGAGAAAATGGTTAAACAACTCAGACAATAAAGTCTTTAGAACATGGCAGGGTAAACTATGACATACGCAGAATTAAAATCTAACATTGCAAACTTTTTAAATCGATCTGATTTAACAGATGTAATTGATTCATTTATTGATAGCACAGAAGCAGAATTTAACCGCAGATTAAGGGTTAAGGGTATGATTAAACGTGCTACTGCAACATTAGATTCACAATATATCTCTGTACCAACTGATTGGTTAGAGGCTATAAACATACAAATTGATGGCGGTGATTTCTCACCATTATTCCAACAATCCATAGAATCATTGGATGTCTACAGAAAGTCAAACGATAATGTCACAGGCCAACCAATTTATTTTGCATTGGTTGACGATACAATTGAATTTGCACCTACCCCAGACGGAAGTTATACAGTACAATTAACCTACTACGGAAAGATAGATGCGTTGAGCGATTCTAATACCAGTAACTTTTTATCCACAGGATATCCAGATGCTTACCTTTACGGATCACTAAAACACGCTTCTATCTATTTAATGGAAGATGAACGAGTGCCATTATTTACAGCACAGTTCGAGAAAGCTTTAGAAGAAATGAGACTAGAGCAAGAAAAAGCTGAGTTTGCCAAAGGATCTCTCATGCAAAGAAGAAGAACCTACGGGAAACGCAGAAAAGATATTTATTATTTTGGTAATAATTAGGAGTACAAAACATGGCTGGATTTAGTGATTATTTAGAAGACAAGGTACTTGACCATGTGTTTGGTGGAGTAGCTTATACGCAACCAACAAAACACGTTGCTTTATATACAGTAGCACCTACTGATACTGGCGGTGGTACTGAAGTAACAGGCGGATCTTACGCAAGACAAACTGGATCATTTACTGTTTCAGGAACTAATCCTACAACAGCAAGTAACTCTGCTGCAATTGAATATCCAACAGCTACAGCCAATTACGGAACAGTAGTTGCAGTTGGAATTTTAGACGCATCTTCAGGCGGTAATTTACTTGCTTATGCAAACTTAGACACATCAAAAAGCGTAACAACTGGAGATGTATTTAGATTCGATACTGGTGATTTAGACATCACCCTAGCTTAATAGCATGGCTGAAAAAGCCTATAATTACGGGAAATATAACAAGTCCCTATACGATAACCTTCAATACGAAGAAGCAAGTGCAACCATTGCACAAACTTCATCTGCGTCTGCTACAGGTGATTTATTAGATTCTGGTAAGGCAACCATATCTGCTGTTTCTAACTTTACTGCAACAGGTGTACAGATTGATGGTGGGTTTGCAACCATTGCACAAACCTCTGGATTTACAGCAGACAGCCAAATCGTATTGGTTGGTGAGGCTACCATAAGTGCTACATCCTCTGCTTCTGCTATTGGCAGACAAATAGACAGGGGATCTGTAACCATAAGTGCAACATCTAATGTTACTGCAAGTGGTTTTGTTATCCGTTCAATCAACGCAAACATTCAGGCAATATCTGATGTTAATGCGTTAGGCGGAGTTATACACAGGCAATCT